GATGAATGTATTGCTCGTTTCAAAAATGGTAAAGAGCGTTACAGAACATCAGCAACTTTATAACAGAGTAGTTCAAATGCTTGTGAGAGATGAAGCCCCTTACAAAATTATTGACCATTTATGCCAAATGTTAGACGACAAAAAAAAAGCATTGGAGAAATATATTTATCGGGATCCCCGTCCAATGGGGATGTCTTAAAATGACACATAACATGGCATTTGTGAATGTTTACAAGAAAGGCGGGAATTACCCCGCCTCTTTTGTTAATACGGCACATTCATGATCGGCACTTCAATACATCTGCAAGAACCGTGAACAGGGATTACATCCTCATCAATAGGAAATACCTGCCCATCGAGATTAAAGCATGTGTCGCAAGTATGACTATCCTTCTGGGCGATGATGAACTTAGCTTCTGCGAACTTCCAATAGTGTGAGTTTGCCCTTGCAAATCCTCGAACAATCATATCATCATTCAGGTTTCTGAAACTTCTATATGCGGACAGTCCGCTCATCTCTATCATTCCAGACGCTATGGCGGCAATGACAAGCTCATCCGACTTCGGGTCTTCAATCCTGTCCATGTACCAGTGAAGAACGCCATCAGCCGTCATCTTTTCTTCCTGACCTATCTTTATGTACGACTGTATCTCGTTCTTGAAAGTCTGCGTGTACTTATTCACCCTCTGCTTGTAGGTGTCGCCATACATCAGGGAAGCAATGAAAGAGGCTTCATCCCAATCATCATCTGGTATCTTGCCGAGATTATCCTTCGCTGTAGTCTTGGAGATGTTGTTGATATCTCCGAGAAGGTCTGAGACAATCTTTTCCATCTGAAACTTCACATAGGACAAGTGCTTTGCCGCTCTCTTTGTGTTGTCGAACTTAAAGTCCTTGCCGTACTTGTTTCTGAACTCTGCATAGCTGAATCCGTAGTCTATCAATCGTTTTGCAGCAGTTGCTATCACCCTGCGTGTCAGCTTGTGGGAAAAATCAGCTATCTCGAACGCTTTTTCCGCAGCCTTAATAAATTCATTCTGGTTTATCATGTGTAAATATTTGTGCTTGGATTGTTAATCAAAAAGGTTACATCGAACAGGGCTACCTTTGTTCCGTTATAGACTCCGTCATCCTTGTAGGATTTATAGTACCCTGTAAGCTGCACACCCTTGTAGTCGTTGTAGATTATTATCGGCTTTCCAATAAGCAAGTCTATAAAGGCGCTTATCTTGCTTGCCGGGGTGTCCGTCTCGCTGTAGAACCCGAACTTGACCGTATATTCATATGCGGACTTCTTCGGGTTAGCGGGTATGTACACCCTTGAACCATGTTCTTCCGGGAAGTCGGTAACAATTATATTGCTGTCCTTTACACTTCCACCGTATGCTTCTGGACTTTTTATCAGCTCCAACCCCCAGTAGGAGATATCCCTGACTATGTCAGAGCCTATCTTTAACCGCATCATTCCTCCCATGACAGACAACTTAATACGTTAGCTCGGTGGAAATCATTTACCCTGTTTATGGCTTTTATCAGGGTCTTGTCGAGACCTATCTCGGCATACTGACAGTAAGAGCTATAGGTCTTTTCGGTCTTGTCATAGTCGATGTAGTACGTTCCAAGCGGTGATTCCGCCATGAACGGGATAAAATTGCCATCCGACTCATACTCTGTAAATACTAATTTTTTAACTTCTGGTTTCATTTTTCTTATTTTTTATTTGGTTTCATTGGACACCCGTTACAATAGGGCATCGGTAAGTAATAGTGAATATATTTATCTGTTGATTTTGTCTCGTCTTTGTTCTTCAGCTTGGCATCCATCAGCTCTGTCTGTTGCTTGATGATGTTAGCCTTTAGAACTGGGTCTTGGGTAGAGTCTTTCAACTCTTCGAGTTCTGCGAGGTTCTTCGTCCTCAGCTCATCGGGGGTAATGTTCTCTATGTCGGCATACTTGTCTGTTTTGGATTTGAACTCCGTTGTGTCGAGGTTGTTTATTCTCGTGTAGATGTCAAAACCCCACTGAGCGAGTTCAATCTTCCTTGCTTCCATGTAAGCCACGTGTTCCTCTCGTTTAAAGAAAGCAGAAGCGGTGCCCCTCTTGGCGGTGCCTTTATACTCTTCCCCGTCTATCGCTCTCCTAAAGAGTTTATAGCAAGCCGTAGCATTCTCGGTGATAACATACAAGTCCAGCACCTGCCGTTTTATCACTTCATACTCGGCGGAACCCCGTTTAATCCTTGCATTTTCCCTTACTATCATTCTGCAATATTTGGATTGACATTTCTCAAATTTTCCAATTTACGCTCGTATTCTATTTTAGCCGCCCTTTCCTTTTCTTTTCTCACTTCTTCATTGTTGGCTGAATAGGGCGCTTCCTCCGATGCGGTTTCACCACTTATGATGCCATACCGCTTCAACTCAGCGATGGAACGAACCTTTGTCTCGTCGTCCTGCGGAGTGAACATTCTGATAGATGCACGTATGTTTCCATTCGTAATTAATTCCGTGTACTCCGGATATTCAGACACGAAGCCCTGTTTTACGATGTTGTTGATGTGGTCTATAGCAGCGTCGAACTCGTGGATAAGCGACATCACCACCCTTTCCGTCGGGTAGAACATCATCTTCATCGAACCAGTGGGCATGTCTCCGCTTGACTTGTGTTTCGGAAAGACTATACCCAGTGCATTGAATATAAGTTCCAACTGCGTCTCAAACTCGAACTTGAACTGAGCCGACATCTCAGCGCCGTTAACCATCTTGAAGTCTCCATCGGTGTCGGTTACTATGAGGTCTGTCAGTCCGGTGGATTTGGTCTGCACGGTATCCGGGTCGTGCGATTTCAGGTGGTAGATGGATTTGAATTTCTTCCTATTGTCCTCGGAGAGTCTTGAAAGCATCACCTCCATATTGTCTATGTTCGGCTGCACCCGTGTCCAAAAAGCACCATCATTGCGCCTGTGATAGACAACCGGCATGCCGTTGAATCCGTGAGACACCTTGGAAACGAGCTTCCACTCTCCATCCATCTCGTATGTATAGCAATATCCTTTGTCATACACGTCGCACTTGTTGTCGTAAAACTTATAGAAGTAAAGGGGCTTTCCATATTTGTCGTATTCCATGTTGTACTCGTCCCGGTTGAAAAAGGACAGGGTCTGCCATTTTAGCTGATTTTCTTCCCTGTAGAACAGAAGTGCTGCATCACCGAGGGCAAGTGCGCTTTTCACGAACTCATACCTTGCCGTGTCGATGTTCCTGGATTGCCAGTACTCCTTATAGATAGGAAGCGCCGGGTTCTCCTTTAGAGTTCCATCAACGATGTGGGTCTTGTTTCCCAAAAGGTGGGCAAGGATGATGTCTATAGCCATTGCCTGAATCGGAACACTTACCCTGTTTACGAAATAGACGCTTGTGTTCCCATCCTCGTCCTTTATGAGTATGTCATTATACCACGTCGGGTTGAATATCTTGTGTCCTGTAGGATAGTACTCGTTGTAGAATTTCACCTGTGTTACCCTGTCGTAGGATGGTCTTGCCGCCCTATCCCCTGACGGTTTGGGTATCTCCCATAATTTCTTACTGTTGAACGTTAATCCCATAGTCTGTTTATTTATATATCCTTAAATAGCATCCTTTCTTTTTCGGCAATAGCCTTTTCTATTCTCTTTTTGGCAATCTCGAAATATTTATCGTCTAATTCCATTCCGATGAATCCCCTATTAGTATTTATACAGGCTACCCCCGTTGTGCCTGAACCCATTGTATTGTCTAAAACTACTTCACCCTCGTTTGTGTAGGTTTTAATCAGGTATTCCATTAAAGCTACGGGTTTTTGTGTTGGATGGCTTTTTGCTTTTTGATTAGCATTACTAAATTCCAAAATAGAACTTGGGTAATAGTCATCATTAAAATTATCAATTGGCGTTATTTGTCCGTAAACTTCAAAATCTTTTGTTGGAGCAATTTTTTTGTTTCTCATTTTACCTTTTGTCATTTGCGGATTATAAGTTGGTTGCTTTTTGTAAAACACCATAATATCCTCGTGTTGTCTTAACGGCATTCTTTTGCAATTCATCATTCCTACTTTCATTTTTTTATCCCAAACAAGTGTATATTTAAAATCCTTAATGTTTGAGTTTATTAAAGTAGTTGTAAAAGGTTGCGAACCAAACAATATAACTGCACCATTTGGTTTTATAATCCTTTCGTATTGCTTCCAAAGCAAATCCAAATCTAAAATATTATCCCACTTCGCTCTTGTAACTCCATACGGCAAATCTGCAATAATAGCATCTATGCTTTTATCGGGAATATCCTTCATTAACTCTAAACAGTCGCCTTTTCTTAAATCAATCATATCAAGATAGTTTTAATTGTTTAGCAGTTATCGCTTCATTAATTCTCGCTTTAGCTATTTCAAAATATTTATCGTCTAATTCCATCCCGATGAAGTTGCTGTTGGTGTTTATACAGGCCACCCCTGTTGTGCCAGAGCCCATTGTGTTGTCTAAAACCACATCGCCTTCGTTGGTGTAGGTTTTGATTAACCATTCAAGCATTTC